TACGGAGAGCGACCGTATCCTACTTTTCGGGTAGGCGTAGCCTACCCAAAAGTAAGAAGCAAAAGGGGGGGTTTCACTGGGGGCTTCGCCCCCAATGAGGGAGCTCGTAGAAATATTGAAAAATCCGGAGGAGTGGCCGAAGGCCACGACGTAGGATTTTTAGTTCGATATACAGAATTGATTCGGGTATTTAACTGCCCATAACTGCAACCCTCTATCTTTAAACCAAATGGTAGATACATTCGTAGGGTCCGTTTTAGTATAATATCGTTTCCATTGTTCTTCATTTACCGTACTCGTGTCCTTTACTATATATGATTCTTCAATCGCATATTCGTCATTATAGATATTTAAAAATACAGCATATCGTTTGAACTTTTTCTTATTCCATGGTGAAGGTTCGATTGCCACTTTAGTAGTATTCCCCGTTTCAATATTTGTAACAGCTCTCTCATCCGGTCGATTTCCGGGATATAACAGAAATCCGTCGGGGTGCTCTTCGCTACCCCCTCCGGAATTTTCAATAATGTCACTTGAAAAATAATAAAAATCACCTAATAAGGAATAGTCCACCGTTTTTTCAATAAAATAATCATCCTCAACGTCAACCACGTTCTGCCACTCAATCTTGGTATTTTCTGTATCTATTTCTTCACTTTCTTGTTTTTCACATAAATACAAAGATACCGGATGGCTTATTGGTATTTTACGCAAACTATTCATTGAACTACTAACATACAATGTCTTCAAAGAGGCGTTTTCTTTGAAAAGGGTTGTAATTTCGGGTAATATAGGTGCATTTTTATTGACTATATAATGTTTATTAACTATTTCATCCAATATAGCCCATTTATACATTTTTGGAGGGGTGATTTCGTCTATCTTTGATAACGACCTTTTTTTATTAAATACGTTAAAGAATAGATAAACTGTATTTGACTCCTGTACCCATACGAATCCTTTGAACATTTGTTCTAGTAGAGTAGGATTGAAAATTTCATGTAAATCAAATAAGTCCACTATATATTCTATACACTCATTCATTATTTGAGTTTTTATAGATGTATTGGCGGATGAGCTAGGATATTGCGTGTTGAAGTCAGACAGCGACCGGAGGGAGCTTGTAGATTTATTAGTCTGTTTCTTTTTTAAAGTATTTATCTCAATGGGTGATTTTGATATGGACTCTATTTCAGAATCCTCGATATATGAGGAAGGAGCCTGTAATTCTATTGTTTTCTTTGGAAATTCGCTATATTTTGTTTCATTATTCCACGTAAATAAATATTCAATAAACGGGTTTACAATAGTTTCATTAATATAATATAAGCAAATACGAGCGGTGATTGAAAAATCAGGAGAGCGACCCATCTTACTTTTTGGGTTGGTTGTGTCGTCCGGAAGGTAAGAATCATTAGGTGTGGTCACCGGGGGCGAAGCCCCCAATGAAGGAGTTCGTTGAGACATTGTATTTTTTGGTAAAGTAGGTTCAACGGGAGAGGGGGAATCTGGTGTTTCACCCGGTTCAATGGAAGTAGATGGCTCCTGGTTACCTGTGGTATCAACCGTATCCGTATTTTCATTCTTACTATCGATATTTTCATCGGAGGGGGGAGTCAGTGAGCTAAAAAAAGTACCGGTAGCTATTTCCTCCATTTCTTTCAAAGAATTTATTATTTGTGAAAAATCCTTACTTAGTTCGCCTTCTTCTAAATATGAGGGTCTTGATTTATTATCTAGTGAAATAATAGATTTTTCGTATGATTCTCTCACACCGGTGTGAGCAGGTGACCCATATATCGTAGTGGTGGGTGAAATGCCCAAAGAAAACTTTTCATTCAAACGTTCCTTTGTAGTGAGAGTGTTCATGTAATTTAGTATTATAAAATAATATTTATTATATGTTGATATAATACTTATTTCTTTATTGAAAAATCCGTAAAATGACTGTAAGGAGTTCGTAGGATTTTTCAATATCACTACGAGCTCCCTCATTGGGGGCGAAGCCCCCAGTGAAACCCCCCTTTTGCTTCTTACTTTTGGGTAGGCGTAGCCTACCCGAAAAGTAGGATACGGTCGCTCTCCGCAATATAAAAGAAATCCTACGTCGTGGCCTTCGGCCACTCCTCCGGATTTTTCAATTTGGGAGCTCGTATGGATATTGTAAACTACATAAAGAAACAGTCTACTTACTTCACATCAACTCTTTACCAAAAACTCTTATCCTCGACACCCTCCCTGTTTCACTGCCTTATCCTACACTTAATGACCATAGAAAATGAAATCTCAGAAAACTTAAGTACATTTTATGTACCCGAGTACCAGGAATATGAAAATGAATATGATATAAGTTCGTATTTCAGTGAAGAAAATGATAACGAAACGCTCGAAAATACGAGCATGTTGTCATTTCCGAATAAGAAGAGAACCCGCACTTCTCGTTTAAAAAACGTCAATGGCTGTTATACCTTTACACGTACATTAAACGACGTACGAGTAAAAATCGACTGTTATGCTACCCGGTCAGTAATGGGTACCAAGATTCGTAGTGCTACAACTGGAATAGTAAATAGTATGATTGTAGGTAAAATAGACGAGGACTTATTTTTCAAGGTCCGAGTTGTTAATGGTGAAGTAGTCAGTTCTGCCCATGGGAATGATTTTTACTATGATTCACCTGAAGAATATGAAAGACATATGTTCATAAAGGTACCCCAGAAAATCAAAGAAAGATGGGTTGAAAAGAATCGTCTCGCAAGGATGAGAAAAGACATACAAGAAACGAAGAGGGTGGGTAAACCGGAGTTTACTCAAGTCAAATAAATACCACCCTCGCAAGTTATATAATCATTATCGTTTCTACCATTTTGTATAGTTGAAAAATCCGGAGAGCGACCGTATCCTACTTTTCGGGTAGGCGTAGCCTACCCAAAAGTAAGAAGCAAAAGGGGGGGGTTCACTGGGGGCTTCGCCCCCAATGAGGGAGCTCGTAGTATTTCTTTTATATTCCGGAGAACGACTGAATCCTACTTTTCGGCTAGGTTATGCCTACCCAAAAGTAAGAAGCAAAAGGGGTTCATTGGGGGGGCTTCGCCCCCAATGGAGGGTCTCGTAGAGATATTCATATTTTATATATAAACGATAAAATATGAAAACATTGAAAAATCAGGAGAGCGACTGAATCCTACTTCTCGGCTAGGCTATGCCTACCCAAAAGTAAGAAGCAAAAGGGGGCTTCGCCACCGATGGAGGAGCTCGTAGGAATATTGAAAAATCCGGAAAACGACCGTAGGGAGTTTGTAGGATTTCTTTTATATTGCGGAGAGCGAATAAAATGAGCTCGTAGGAATATTGAAAAATCCGGAAAACGACCGTAGGGAGTTTGTAGGATTTCTTTTATATTGCGGAGAGCGAATAAAATGAGCTCGTAGGAATATTGAAAAATCCGGAAAACGACCGTAGGAGTTTGTAGGATTTCTTTTATATTGCGGAGAGCGAATAAAATGAGCTCGTAGGAATATTGAAAATTCAGGCGAAATAAAAATCGTTTGAACCACAATCAAATATAAAATTTACATATAGTATATAGTATCATTGAACTTCGTATCTTTCAACTACATATCCTCCTAACAACATTCGATATTTATACGAGCTCCTTTCAGTCGCTCTTCGAAATATAAAATAAATCCTACGAGCTCCCTTCGGTCGCTCTCCGGATTTTCAATATTCAATACTACATACATCTAGTATTATACTTACATATCTGCTATTCATAGCCGATATTGAAATCAAAGAATGAACATATTCTACATATTTAGAGTATGTTGGGTTTTGTTTGTAAAAGAGATACAATCCGGAAAAGAACCTCACACGAGAATGTATGGAACACTTGGTCTTAATAAATCACTTATAAAACCCGAATCTATATACTCCGGAATAGTAAATGATGAGAGGGGGTATGACTATCGCCATCCATTAAAAAGTACACATAAAGAACACCACGATTTTGCAAATAATTTTACAAAACTAGCCAAGTTAAAACTATTGCAGTCCCTTTCTGATAAGTTCTCATCTATCTCTCCCTCACATATAAGTTCTTTTACTCCCGAATATTTACAGACTTATATGCGAGACATGGATGAAACCGTATATATAAACTATCGTATGGCGATAGGCGAGTCATCGGTATTGAACGAATTCAGCTGTTCACATATTCCTATCTGTAAAATTGAAAAATCCGGAGGAGTGGCCGAAGGCCACGACGTAGGGTTTCTTTTATATTCCGGAGAACGACCGCAGGGAGTTCGTAGGAATATTGTCCCCCCTCGAGGAATGGTCGAACCCACAGATACTCAACGCCCTACCTATTCTATACGAAATATAAAAAAAGGCGGATTATTGGACGACTTCACCGCAGACATATGAGATTCTTCAAATATTCCTATTACCACCCACTCACATTGAGAACGACTCGTATCGACCCATCCTAATATTCCTACGAACTCCCTGCGGTCGTTCTCCGGAATATAAAAGAAATCCTACGAGCTCCTTTCAGTCGCTCTCCGGATTTTTCAATATAACAGAAATTCTACAAACTCCCTCATTGGGGGCGAAGCCCCCAGTGAAACCCCCCCTTTTGCTTCTTACTTTTGGGTAGGCGTAGCCTACCCGAAAAGTAGGATACGGTCGTTTTCCTGATTTTTCAAATTTCGTATTGGATATGCTTCATCTAGATAATACTTTTTGAAAGAAACCATTGATAGCATTAAGGTCCGTTCCAGATATTCCCTCGTCGAAGGTATAATTCACATTCCCTTTATAATAAGCCAAAATGGCAGGGATACCCTGAATCATTCTTTTAGTTTTTAGATGAGCATATAATTCAAACGACTCGTCTACATCTACATAAACAAGTTGTATATTTTGTATATTTTCCAGTCGAGTGAACCATTCATGTACATGACTCTCTATTTTTTTACAAGGACCACACCATGTTGCTCCGAATTTCAAGATGATTACCCCTGTATTATTATTTAACATATTGTAAAAATCCTTGGTCGATTCGACGTTGTATATAATTGTCATTTTTGTATATATAACAATATATATTTATCCCTTTAACGGTTATACATACAAATATGGATGTAAACAATATTCCTACGAGCTTCTCCATTGGGGGCGAAGCCCCCCAATGAAACCCCCATTGGGGGCGAAGCCCCCAGTGAAACCCATTTTGCTTCTTACTTTTGGGTGGGCTGCGCCTACCCGAAAAGTAGGACATTCATACGAACTCCTTACAGTCGTTCTCCGGAATATAAAAGAAATCCTACGAACTCCCTCATTGGGGGCGAAGCCCCCAGTGATATGAATTTTACAAAAATGACAGAAACGGCAAAGGGTTAAAGGAGTAAAAAATAACAAAAAGAAATCCTACGAACTCCCTCATTGGGGGCGAAGCCCCCAGTGAAACCCCCCTTTTGCTTCTTACTTTTGGGTAGGCGTAGCCTACCCGAAAAGTAGGATACGGTCGTTCTCCGGATTTTTCAATATATTGTTATATTATAACGTTATATATGAAACCGATAGATAAGAGGTTTTATATTATATCTACTTGTACATTGATTGGTGTATGTATAATAGGTTATATATTACTGAAAAATCAGGAGGGTATATTTTACACTGAAAATTCAGAAGAGATACCAACCCTACCTTGTAGTTCGGATACATCGACCCAAAAAGTAAGAAGCAAAAGGGATTTTACTGGGGGCTTCGCACCCAATGGAGGAGCTCGTAGTAATATTGAAAAATCCGGAGGAGTGGCCGAAGGCCACGACGTAGGATTTCTTTTATATTGCGGAGAACGACCGCAGGAAGTTCGTAGTAATATTGAAAATTACACTGCTCCTACCGGGTCAAGCAGTCAGTCCAATCAAGGGAATGTGAATATTTCAAATACAAATAATCTTGAAAGCGAATTTAGTTCAATGCCCAACTATACTGGTGAAACATACGACGAGTCAAATATGTTAAATATTAAATACGATAGTACTACCTCACTTCCTACTTTATACTTAGGTACAAACTACACTATCACTAATATAATCATATTCCTCATGATGTTTATATACGATTATTATTATGTATTAGAGTTAAGTGATAATACAAATAGTGAGGTAAATGATGAAACACGTTTATTGTTTCAAAATTATTTAGTTGCATTGCCGAATAATTTCATCTCGTTTATCACATCAAATATGACTATTTTTTATAATATATACAGTAAAATCAACATAGATTTGTTATTACAACCAGATAATATATCCACGCTGAATAAATATATTATTGCACAAATTACACCGATAGTTACATATATAAATGTACATTCGTTTATAATAGGGCTAATTAAATCGGCATATAATGGCAATCATAATGCAGAGTTCGAATCAAACTTTCAAAACATGGTCGATAATTTGGTTTCAAGCAAAGTTTCTACAATGAACGGGACTAAAGAAGGGTTCGTTGGTTCTAGCATATTCCCTTACACTTCGTATACATTCAGTTTTTCTCCATTGATAGAAGCATATGAATCAACGATGTCGATACCTTCTTCATACAATAGAACTACGATGCTTCCTTTTTTGAAAGTTAACGGAGTTAGTACAACTGGTGCTAATAATCAAATAACAAATCCAACCGTCTTTTATTACGAATATACTATCAATGAGTTGATAAAATATGTTATATTTATTTTATATGATTTCAAGTGTATTATGCGTGAAACTAGTGGTAATGGTATAGAAGATTTACGAAATAGCAGCAAAACCAGAGATGACAACTATCGTAAAGGACACGCAGAAATTGCCAAAAACTTGTATTTATTCCAGATTGAGACCATTCAACGCGTGATTATTCAAATATGGAATATTCTTAGAAAAAACAACCGGTTTGGTGCTATACCTTCAAACCAAGACTTGGATGATATACGTAAAAGTATCACGGCGGTTATTAACAATTGTATTTTGAATATGAATATTGTGATTGATGCATTGAACTATGTCAAAGAAAACTGGAAAAATATCGATACTTTAGACCAAGCCAGTGGAAATACTGCAACCTATAATAAAATATATGTGTCGACTTATCAGGATAGGAATGACGGAGGTATAAAAGCCTTATTGAATAAAATATTACAACAACCATAAAAACCCCTATGTCGTGGTATTCGACTGCTCCTTCGTAATATAAAATAAATCCTATGAGCTCCTCCATTGGGGGCGAAGCCCCCAGTGACCCCCCTTTTGCTTATTGAAAAATCCGGAGGAGTGGACGAAAGCCACGACGTAGGATTTCTTTTATATTGCGGAGAGCGACCGAAGGGAGCTCGTAGTGATATTGAAAAATCCGGAGGAGTGGACGAAAGCCACGACGTAGGATTTCTTTTATATTGCGGAGAGCGACCGAAGGGAGCTCGTAGTGATATTGAAAAATCCGGAGGAGTGGCCGAAGGCCACGACGTAGGGTTTCTTTTATATTCCGGAGAACGACCGCAGGGAGCTCGTAGGAATATTGAAAAATCCGGAGAACGACCACAGGGAGTTCGTATGATTTTTCAACCATAATACATTCCACTCACATACACCCCCAACCCCCACCCCCCATGTTATTTATTCTATTTGTAAGAAATAGGACAATACACTCTTATTTTTAATACTAGTATCGATGTCTTTTTTTTTTGATTGATATTGTTTTTGAATAATTTTATTTTGAAAGTCTATTTCACGTTGGTTTAGTATACGTCGGTTTTCCTCTTCCGTTTCCAAAGAAACATCATTTATATTACGAGCAATATTGTATTGTTCAACCGAGTGATACTTTGGTACTTTGTCATAATCTTTCTCACCCACGGCGAATACAGTTTCATTCTTGTGTACTTTTTTGATGTCTTCGAATTTGAGTTTACTGAACGGGTCTGTTTCTATGTATATACCCCCATCTTCCGTCGTTTCATCACCTTCGATGTCTTCATATAAACTCGAGGATGAAATGCCGATTGACAACGGGGTTTCTCTGATACCTCTATATACAACCATCCCTTGCTGTTTTTCTTTGATTTGGTCGAATGTTCTATTCATTGCTGATACATTCGATACTTTCATACTAGTGAGTTCCCCGTCTTCTTTTGAAAACCATTCATTCCGATTAACTATTTGTTTCCCCATCTGATTTTTTTCAAAGAGGTCGTTAAATACAGTATTGAATTTCTTGGTAGGTATAGAACTTACCTTATCCATGATACCGGGGGTATTTTCGAAGAAACCGTCCACTTCTTTGTCATATTTGATTTCTGTTTTGGGTATTTCTTTGGTGGTTCGTTGTTGGTTATTGTAAAAGTCGACGATAATTTTAAATGCTTTACTGTAAAATAGAAAGAAATCGGGAGGAAGTCTAGATTTATCTGGGTGTGTTTTCAATACTGTCATTTTTGCACGTTTCATTTGTTCCGGTGTTATATCGTTCGCATCGGGAAGGTCAAATAAATGGAGTATTTCTTGGAAAGAGTACATTCGTATATCCAAATTATAGTTTGTATGAGTCATTGAACACCTTTTCATTCTGTGAACGAATTTATCAAAAAAAAAGATGATATATAGTATTGTTGTTCTATATTATATATCATTTTTACGTATAAATGGTAAACTTTATATCGAAAAATCAGGAGAAGTGGCCTTCGGCCACGACGCAGGATTTATTTTATATTTCGGAGAGCGACCGAAGGGAGCTCGTAGTAATATTGCGCTCTTTTATACATTTCTCGATTAGTGACTCCATATCTTCTATCGGTTCATCTATTTCTTTTATCCTAAAATCTATTTGAGGGGGAGTATTATTCGCAATCAGGTCATCAAACTCCCGTCGTTTCATATCAAACATCATTGCGTTTTTTTCAGACAGTTCTTTTTTCATAACCGACTCACTCTTATACCTGGTATCGGCCTCTGTTTTATTTTGCAATTTTTCATTCGGTATATCAGGTGAATACGAATAAGCTTTAGGTACGTCGGTTAAATACGAATTATTGAAAAATCCGGAGAGCGACTGAAATGAGCTCGTAGGATTTACTTTATATTCTGTAGGAATGGGAGAAGACGGTGACGTAGGAATACTATGACTATTCTTATGAGCTCCCTCCGGTCGCTCTGATGAATATAAAATACCCCCCTTTTCTCGAGGTTCGATTTTTGATTTTAACTCGTTTAACATAAATTGTATAGTTTTTTTATTTAAAGCCAGTAAATCATCCATATCACCGAAATTATTATTTCTTTCAAAATAAATATATCCAACTATATTCTTGAACCAATCTGCTCTTTCATTTGGCGGTATTTGATTAAATAGCACAGACTGGTTAATTGTTTTCCAAAGAAGGGTCTGGTTATCAGATGCGATAAAGTTATTATAGTGATGGGTTTCACACCCCGTGTTGTGAACCCCGGAGAGCGACCGAAGGGAGCTCGTATGATTTCCTTCATATTCCGAAGAACTACCGAAAGACCGCTTAAGAATATTGTTAGGATTGAGTTCTGTCATAGTTTACGGTTGTATTTTTACTCCTTTTCACATGTAAAATGTAGATTATTTATACAAGTTTATTGAAAAATCCGGAGGAGTGGCCGAAGGCCACGACGTAGGATTTCTTTTATATTGTGGAGAACGACTGTAAGGAGTTCGTAGGAATATTGAAAAATCCGGAGGAGTGGCCGAAGGCCACGACGTAGGATTTCTTTTATATTACGGAGAGCGACCGAAGGGAGCTCGTAGTGATATTGAAAAATCCGGAAAACGACCATATGGAGTTTGTAGGATTTCTTTTATATTGTGGAGAACGACTGTAAGGAGTTCGTAGGAATATTGAAAAATCAGGAGGAGTGGCCGAAGGCCACGACGTAGGATTTATTTTATAATACTGTCTATAAATGATATGACCAAATATATATGGTTTTTATATATTGTCATTCATGGCGAAGAAGAAAACTCTTCGACGTAATCACTACATGCAGTATAATACTAAAGACAAAAACCGCGACGGAACACACAAAGGAAAATTCGAAAGAAAATCAACCATAAATAATAAGAATAAAATTAAAATATCACAAAATCAAAGAAAAACCAAAAAGAAACGGTATTTGAGTGAAAAAAACAGAGGAGGTGTCAAAGACCACAATGTAGGATTTCTTTCATATTCAGTAGAGCGGGTGAAAGGAGCTAGTAGAAATATTAAAAAAAACAAAAATAATACCCGATATATATCCGGTGGGTTTAAAGAGAATATAGTTGTAAAATACGCAGATAACCCTTTGCTTAAACAATACAATAACGGTAAAATACTTAGTAATGTTATAGAGGTCCAGAACTTAATAAAAACTAATATACCCGAACGGATTGGAATGATAGATGAATTATTGGCTAAAATTGTAAAAGGAAGAACTGATGGCCCAATCGAAGCTAAAGGTTATCATTTTTTTATAGACAATAAACCGGCTACATTCTCGTCATAGTTGTATGTATTTCTCTTATATTGAAAAATCCGGAGGAGTGGCCGAAGGCCACGACGTAGGATTTCTTTTATATTCCAGAGGAGTGGTCGAAGACCACGACATAGGAATATTCAGGAGAACAACTCATCCTACTTTTGGGGTAGGCGCATCCTACCCAAAAGTAAGAAGCAAAAGGGGGGTCACTGGGGGCTTCGCCCCCACCCAATAAAGGAGTGGTAGAAGCCCACGACATAGGATTTGTGAAAAAACAGGAGAGTGGTCTCTCCTACTTTTTCAGTCATTAAAATATACATCTCTCAACCGACGCATTTGTTTATCAGTGACTTTTTTTTCTTTGAATAGTCGTATTTTACTCTTTACAGACCGGTTTTTGTCCAACATAGTAATAATAAAAAACAAAGAATACATACCACACTCCGTAGTCGTCATTTGATGCCTGTTCGGATAGTTTTCATAGTAAGTATATTTAACCCCGTCCCCTACTTCTAAAGACTGAGCCTGGACCTTTTGTACAAATGACCTAATTTCTGTAGGGGTCTTGTTGGTAGCACTGTCAAAATAAAAGATAAATGAGTGTTCAGTGTCAATAAATAAAGACACCCAATGACTGCCTTTCTGGTCGTGTTTATCTAAATTGAATATAATACCGATTTGTTTATAGTTACTTTCTATATAATGTTTCAAAGAAAAGTTACATAAATCATCGGTGACGCATTTTATTTCACCATTCACGGACAGAACTGTATCAAAATCAATAGGGGTGGGCTCGATAAATTTAAAGGTGGGATTGCTTTTTTCGTATTGGCGCAGTACATTCAATATATCATAATTGGATAGCCATTCGTGTGGATTCTTTTTCCATTCATGTGGTTTTTCTGGCGCGAAAACCATTTCGTCTACCATTCTTCTTTGTTCAGGGGATAGTAGTTCTAGCCAACATTTTTCTTTCTTACATGTGCCCGACATTCTCTTACGGAGCTGATATAGCACTATTTTTGGGTTGTTTGAAGTAATAGGAGAGTTGACATTCTGTGGGTGAGAATTAAATGCATCGCGTATTTCAAAGAGTATATTGTCTGTATAACAGGTAGAGTGGTCGACGGTTTGACTTTCAACGAATGGACTACAGTTCATTTTCTTTATATGAGTGTATTTTGGCGGACGTTGGTTTTTATTTTTGAATGTTTTATGCAACCTATGAGGATGGGTACGTTTTTTCTTTGATTTTGCAAAGAAAAATGACATGTAGGGTTGTAAGTATTTATATTATAGCAAGATAACTATACCTGTTTATTGAAAAATCCGGAGAGCGACTGAAAGGAGCTCGTAGGATTTCTTTTATATTGAAAAATCCGGAGAGCGACTGAAAGGAGCTCGTAGGATTTCTTTTATATTCCGGAGAACGACCGCAGGGAGTTCGTAGGAATATTGCGGAGAGCGAATAAAATGAGCTCATAGAGATATTGGTTATCCATGAAAATATGATTGAAAAATCCGGAGAGTGACTGAAAGGAGCTCGTAGGATTTCTTTTATATTCCGGAGAACGACCGCAGGGAGTTCGTAGGAATATTGAACAATCCTGTATAACTGTTAAAATTTTAACACATATATAATATACCTACGAACTTAATTTAGTCGTTCTCTGAATTTTTTAATGCAAAATATACCAATAACACCAAATTTAAGATATTTGCCGAATGATTTATCTTTTAACGGTAATAGTTCTAGATGGTATAATTCAGGTAGTGATGTTGGTAATTATATTTCTATTAGAAATAATTATCAATTATCACTACAACAATCTACTCCAGGAAATGGTGTGAACAAAATTTTTACAGTATTAACCGGAACTACAATCCCGTCAATTACTATAACTAATTCAGATATTAACGTATATACACTATTTACAGTTGCAAGATATAATGATAATGGTAATGGTGTTAATAACAGAATGATTTTTTCTGGTACAATTTTTAGTAATTGGTATTCTGGGTTTAACAATAATCATTCAGGAGTAGCAAATCACAACAGTTCTACTAGTTTAACTCAATCCAGCAATAATGCTTCTAATTTGAATACTTCTAACCCGTGGGTTTTATCAACAGATTATGCTTATAGTTATAGATGCAATGGTGTTTCACAAGTTACTAATTTAATGACAGGAATAACTTATTTACCATCATTCGGAATAAATGTAAATCCTAATAGTAATTCTCAATTTCAAATCGCTGATATTATTATTTATAAATCCCAACTAACTTTATCTCAAATAGTGCAAGTTGAAAATTATTTATTTAACTTGTATGGATTTAATGGATATTATTCAAATGGTTACAACATATATTCTTTATGTATGCCTATTTTAAGTAACACACTAGATTATGCACCTATAACTAATTACCAATTATTTGGAAAAGATTGGAATGCTTGTTTTCAACTAGCAATAACCGCACCAATTCTTAGAGATGATATAGAGAATTTTAAAAGTAATAATAACAAAATTTTCATTAATTTTCAACAAGTGGATATTCCTGTATTTAAATGTCAATACTTCTCCCCAACCGCAGACATGAGTAATGTTTCCATTTTAATAGAAGGAATACATTTAGAGTATGTGAAAAACTGTTATATTATTTTTGGAGATTCATCAATCAAAACAATGACCATCAACCTAGCCAGATTTTCAAATTATATAATTGTCAGCTGCTCAATTATTGGATTTACATACAATACTCAAACTTATTATTCATTGTATTTATTTGACGCGAACAACCAATACTATGATAATTCCTACAACGGTTCTTTTTATACATCTTATACACCCCCCACATTTAATAACCCTAATACTACTTCATTAACTGTAACTAGTTTTACAGTGAGTATGAATACAACTAAATACAATGGTACAATCACATATTCAATTACTGGAGGAACCGGACAAATAAATTCTTCAGGAGTAGCAACTGGATTGTCGCCAGATACATCATATACAGTAACTGCAACATATTCAATCGTTTCCGGAGGAACTGCAACAACG